GGTCTAGATGTTGGGTGTTTGGGGGCCACCCCCCACCCCTGGGGTCACCCTGCGTGACCAGCGCCTCGGGAGAGGTTGCAGGCTGCGTGGGTGATGCGGTCACCCTTGCTGGTGGTATCCACAGACAGGGGGATCGAGTGGTCAAGGTGGAGAGCTTGATGCGGGTACATGTACTCGTCGCATAGCGGGCACAGCGTGCCGTACGCGAGAGGCAGCAGGGCTGCACGTGTCAACTCATGCTCACGGCCATAGCCACGCTGCTGTCTCGTGCCTCGTGCCTGCTCTGTCTCACGCTCGTGTGTGGTGCATCGCCGCTTGCCCTTGGCTGTCAGCACTGGGCATCCAGGTACAGCACACACGCGCATGCTCAGCCCTCGTGCTCTGGGGTACCACCTGCATGACAGAAGCCCCGACCATCCGAGGTCAGGGCTTCAGGGACAACTGTGCAGTCAACTCAGATGATTGCTCACCGCATCACTCAGCGTCAACTTCGACACGCTGAGGCATGGCATCACGTTGCAACGCATCGGACTGCAGCAGCTTCCTCAGCGCCATGATCTCGTCGTAGTCCACACGCCATGGCTTGGCCTCGCCGTACCTCACCAGCCTGCCTTCTGCCAGCCAGCGCCTGATGGTGCCTGACGGGATACCGGTGATCTTGGCGGCGTCAGGGATACATCCCCTCATGGGCGCCACTCTTGGCGGTGGCCGGGCCTACGGACATGCTGGTCTGCCCACGTCATCACCTCGCCATGCTGGTCGCCCATCGCTCCAAGTCCGCAGTTCTGACACCCCGCGATCCATCGCATGGGCTCACCTGCACGCGGGTGGTCGGGGCGCTGTCGACGTACCACGATGCATGGCCGACCGCTCATGCTGCACTCCCTCGGTTCATGATTCTGTCGCCGACTCGTTTCCACTCGATCGCTGGCCAGGCTGTCCCACACCAGCGGCACTCCATGGTGGCAGGCTTCTCGCGCGGGATGCTGGCCCACACCCCACCGGGGCAGGGGTGTCCGGCGGCGTCGGTCTCAGGGCACTGGCCGACCTTGATGCGGATGTCGGGCTGGGGGTCGATCACGCGCATGATGCGGGCGGTGATGGCGTGGATGGCGTCGGAGATGTCCGGGCCGGCGGGGTCGAGCCGGATCGAGTCGTGGTACTTCAGCAGCCAGTGCGCCATCGAGGTGGGGTTGTCGGCGGGGCCTGTCACAATGCCCCGCGCTTCGGTGAGGTGGCGGATCGCCGAGACGAGGGTGTGCCGCAGGTCGTGGGCCACATCGGCGGCCGCGAGATTCAGGCTCAGGGGTTGCGAGTCGGCCTTCGTCGGCTTGCCTTCGCTGTGTGCCCCTGTGACGGCCTGACGGGTCAGGGTGACATCCAGGTCCGCGATCAGGGCTGGGAGGTCGCTCAGTGCCCTACGCAGGCGCTCGGAGCAGCCACGGCCCAAGAATGCGTCCCCGGATGGTTCGCCACATGGGCACTTGGTCGTCATCGGGCCACCTTCGGGGTTGCGTGTACGACATGCGTCCCCTCGTTGTCTTGATTGGGGTTGTACGGATCCCGACAGACTCCGCCGAGGCCGACCAAGCCGACGTCGGTCAGGGTGAATGGCTCTCCGCACACCACGCATACGAGCTCGGTGCCTATACCGTCGGCGTACGGTCTCTGCCGGGTAGCGGGGGTTCCGCAGCCATCGGCGCAGATGGGGTCGTCGAGGCGGGTCATGGGGTCTCCACCTGCGCAGTGATGGTCAGCTTGGTGCCCTCAGGGAAGTCCTCAGCGTGGGCGTTGAAGCCGGGGCCGTGGGTGTAGCCCGACCCCGTCTGCGGCCCATCCTCCGGGTACCAGAAGGTGCCGCTGCCTGAGCGCGTGGCGGTGAGCACGGCTGTGGTGGTTAGGTTGTCCGGGCGAAGGTTCTTCTCCGGCTCGCGGTGTCGGCTGCACCGGTACTTCGTGCCGTACTCGCGTCGCGGCTGCATGAACTCGCGGTACTCCCGCTGCGTGTCGAACCGGGTGAATGTCGTATCCGAGCAGCCTTCCTGGGCGCATACATCCCGGTGGAGCACTTCGCGCCTGCTCATGCGGAGTCCCCCTTGCCGGTATCCCGGGCGGCCATGATCTGGCGCCAAGATTCCTTGTCGATCTGGACGTCGACGTACCGAAACCGAGTGTCGGTCCACTGCCATGGCTCGGACAGGGCCATCTCGCCTGCGGTGGCGGCCAGCGCTTCCTGGCGGCCTAGCTTCAATGCCACCTCGGTAGCGAGTCGGAGTTCCTGCGCCTCGACCAGGGGGCGGAGGTGAGGGAGGGCGGCCTCCAAGGCGAGGCGAGTGGCACGCTCCAAGGCGTCCCGGGCCGTTGGGCTGAGTCGGCTGTAGTCCTCGTCCAGACCGCCGTTGGTCCAGTAGGCCCGCGCTGCTGCCTCTACCGCGGCGGGTGGGATCACTGGGTCGGTCATCAGAATCTCCCGTCCCGATCGGTGATGAGGGTGCCGGTCTCGGCATCGATGCGCCGTGTGCGGGTCCGGATGTCTTCGGGCGTGGGTCCGGTGCGGACGCCGTAGACGACCCAGATCGAGTCGCTGGTGATGTGGAGTTCGACGATCTCCTCCGGCTTCAGCCCGGTGTGGTCTGCGACGACTTTGGCGACGGCATTGCCGAGCTCGTAGCCGGTCGGCTGGGTCTGGTCGGTCATCAGGGCTCCTTGGAGGTGAGGGATAGCGGCAGTGAGGATGGCGTGGGAGGCGTGCTGCAGATGCTCCACACCGGTCCGGAAGGACTGGCCGCACCGGCACTTCACCGCGCCAAGCGTGACGGGAGCGGCGCGATGGGCGCACCTCGCATCGCTTGCGGCCTCAATAGCGGCGGGTGGGATCACCATGTCGGGCGCGGGGCAGGTGAGGCAGGCGCCGCCAGTCGTCGAGGGGGTGAAGCCGTGGTCACCCGCCTCATGCCCGCAACGACACATCCAGTCCCTTTCCTCGTCCGTGTGGACAAACTTCAGACAGGCCACTCGGTCGGTCATGAGTCGCTCCTAGGGGTGTCGGTGATGTCGCCAAGGCTGGTTCGGATGCGGACTGCGAGGGAGTGGGCTAGGCGCCTCGCGTGCTGTAGATGCTTGCCGGCCTCGCGGGCGGCGTCGAACTCGGTGCGGTCGTACGTCATCGGTCTGCACCTCGCGGGACTCGCTTGAAGGCGCCTTCAATGGCGGCCATGTTGCGCTCCGGTAGCTCCAACTTCACCGGCTTCAGTTCGCCGTCAGCGATCTGCCGCTCCGTGGCCGCCAGCCACTCCTGGAACGCCCGCCAGTTGTCCGGGTCGATGTCCGCCGGCGGGTGGATGGGGCCGAACTCCTCGATGCGCTTGGCCCGCATCTTCTTGACCTCCGCGATGATCTCCGAGGGTGAGCACCAAGGGCTGCGAGCAACGATGCGGACCACGGCCTCCTCCGCATCCACGAACCGGATATCAGTGAGGATCTTGGCCCACATGTCGGGGGTGTACTGGTCGAACGCCTGCTGCGGGCAGGCGCCCTTGACCAGCCGACAGAGCGTCACGGCCTCAGTGGGGGTCATTGCACGATCTCCAGGTGCTCGCGGTGCTTGGCACGGTCGAACGCTTCCTCGAACATGTCGTCGGTCTGGGACTGGCGAGTCCTCGGTGCATCGTCGGAGGCCTTCAGCAGCCAGTTCTTCCAGGTGGCCGGCCAGTCCACCTTGACGGCGTCTTTCCCTGCCTTTGCCATCCAGTAATTGACGAAGCGCTCCGTCTGCTGGCTGCACCAGCCGGGTGCGAATCCGCGATCGACGGCCCAGTCACGCATGGGCAGATCGACGACGAACGGCTCCGGGATTCGTGTGCCTCGCTTGCGGGGCATGGGCTCCGAAGGGGAGCAGGGAGAGGGAGTAGGGAGTAGGGAGTTAGGAGAAGGGAGTGAGGCATGGGTTACCGGGAGGGTTCGGGTAAGCCCTACCGAAGGGTTAGGGGAAGGGTTACTGGAACCCCAACCGGAAGGGTTACTGGAAGGGTTAACCGAAGGGTTACCGAGCAGTGAGGACGCCCGCTCCTTGCCGGTCTTGGCGTCCTTCCAGCCCTTCAGGTCGGGCTTCTCCTCGAACAGTCGCTGCAGTTCATGGACGACAACTCCGCGGATTGCAGGAGAGGCGATCTTGCCGTAATCGCGCACCATTGCCGCGGCCACATTCGGCTGCTCCATCAGTCCGTCGTTCCGGATGAATGAGCGGACCAGTACCTCCTCGGTCTCCTCGTCCACGACGATGTAGAGCCGCTGATGGAGGATCAGTCCCGCCTGGATGACCTGTTCGGCGGTCAGGTCGGACGCGGTCTTGGCGATACGAGCTGGGCGCCAGTCGTGGACACCGGCGAACGAGAGGCCGGCCGAGGTCCACAGCACGACGTACAGATGCTGTGCGTCCCGGGTGAGGGCCCTGAAATCGTCTTCGTTCCAGATCTCGGTCTTGAAGTGGGCGAATGTCCTAGCCATCAGGCGTCCTCCTCGAACTCGAGCAACGCGCGGGCGCCGTTGTGCATCTGCTCGACCTTGCGCCACGCGACGCCGCACATGTAGCGGAAGGTGTTGTCGACCTTGACCATGCTGTTACTGCAGGCGACCTGGACCGCATCTTGCAGCTCCCCCAGAGGGAGGCCCGTGTCGTGGAATTGCCAGATCGTGGTCAACCAGTCGGCCGGCTTCGGGATGGGCTGCCGGTTATCCGCGGGACCGTAGGTCCACTCGTCCCAGGAGTCGGTGAAGAAGTCGACGTAGCAGTCACGTTCGAACCGCCGGTCACGCCTGATGGCATTCCAGCGCTCGATAGCCGCACCCCAGCGAACCGCCTTCTCCTCGACGTCGGCCACGATCGGGGCATCGGGAGATACTGACGTCTTCCCGGAGTTACAGGGAGCACATGCCGTCACCAGGTTCGTGGGGTCGTCGCTGCCACCTAGTGCAGTCGGGGTGACATGGTCCACGGTCAGGGCGACGTCGGGCGCAGATGCCCCGCAGTACCTGCAAGTGTGATTGTCGCGGCGCAGGATCTCGAACCGCAGACGTTTGGATACGGCCACCTAGGCCACCTCCTCGTTCTCTGTCTCGTGTGCGTCTTCGGGTACGTCGGTCAGTTGGCGCCTGCGGATGCCTTGCATCAGCGGGCTGTCGTTCTCTTCGGGCTTGGTCGTGCTCCACCAGACGGGCTTCTTGGCGTACCGCTCCTTGCGGAGATCGGCGTACAGCGGATTGGTCATCAGGCAGCCCCCTCGGAGCACATCAGGGCACCCATCAACTGGGAGCCGATCCACTCGGTGTAAGCCGGCGGGATCGCCTGTCTGCCGCCGAGGCTGGACATCCAGTCGCAGCCCATGGCATCGGCGAACGCGCGCTCGTCCTTGTGCTCGAACACCTTCAGGTCCGGCCGGCGGTAGCAGTTGCAGGGCGGGAGTAGCTCGTAGCTGTCCCAGTTGCCGCGCTCGAAGATGCGGTGCCGACGGATCGGCAGCCCGAACTGGGTTCCGCACAGGATGAAATCGGCGCGGAGCTCGTCGCCTGCCTCGGGGACGTTCTCCACGACGTACGGGACATCCATGCCGCGGAGCGCTTCCAGGGTCGGCGTGAGGGTGTTCGGGTGGCTCTCCCTGTCCCCGCGCCATGCCGTGACACGGGCCTTGCGCTGACAGGTCGGGCTGGCGCCGATCGCGTCGTACTCGTGGCCGTGCTCGTTCAGGAACTCCAGCGCGTCGCCCTGGTGGAACTCGAACGGGTACCGCGGTTGCGGGTAGAGGTCGACGCCGGTCACATCGAACCCAGCACGGTGGTAGCCCATGCCTGCCCCGCCCTGGCAGCAGAACAGGTCGAGCAGGCGCGGCTTCATGCCGCCCCCGCGTAGGGCAGGGAGCCGCCCAGGTCGTCGAGCAACCGCCAGCCGGCAAAGGTGAACAGCGGCTCCTGCGTGGTGTCGATGTCCGGGTTGCACTTGGGCAACAGCCAGCCTGTGCGCTCGGCCCACAGGCGGTCCACGTGCTCCATGCGGTTGTGACAACTGCCCGGCGTGGTCGCTGAGCCGCAGACCAGGACGCCATTGGACGGCCGGTTGACCCGCGCGCTTCCCCCGGCGCCGCGGGGCACGCGATGTTGGATGGAGGCGAGCTTGTTCGTGACGTCGCAGCCGCAGCACTGACAGGTCGTGCCGTCGCGGGCTAGGACCACCCCCCGGAAGGCGTCCATCTCGGCCCTTGTGGACTTGGGCATGTCAGAAAGGCGGGGCGGTGTCGGAGCCAGTGGGGGTCGCCCACGGATCAGTGGCCGGGGTGCTCGGCCGGCCACCCTGTGCGGGCTTCTCGCGGGTCGCGGTCTGGCCCTTGACTACGAGTGCCACCTCGTACGCCTGGACTTCGTACACCTGGCGCTTGTTGCCGTCGCGGTCGTCGTACTCGCGCTGCTTCAGTTGGCCGGTGACTATGACCTTGGCGCCGCGGGTGACCTGCTCGGCGATGGCCTCGGCCTGCAGTTCCCAGGCGTTGACGGTGAGGAAGCAGGACTCGGCGGTCTCCCACTTGCCGGTGGCCTCGTCCTTCTTGGACTTGTTGGCCGCGACGCGGAAGTTGGCGACCGCTTTACCGGATGCGGTGAAGCGGAGTTCGGGATCGTCGACGACGTTGCCGGTGATCTGGATCGATGGCAAAGGCATGTCAGTTCTCCTCGGTCTGGGCGGTGAGTGCGGGGAAGATGCGGCCTTCGGGATCGATCGGCTCGCCCTTGGTGAGGCGCTCATGCCATGCCCAGGCGTTCTCGCAGGCGTTTTGCCAGTCCAGGTCGTCGTCGATGTGCGTGGCGACACGTTCGGCAGCGGCCGGGTCGATCCGCCGAAGGGTCTCCAGCGCGACGGTCGTCCAGTACGCGTAGATGCTGGACATCGCCCGTGCGGCGTCGTACCGCGCCTGCTCGGAGTGCTTCGCGTCTGGCGTCCAGTTCACTACCCGGACGGCTTCCTGGATGAGGTCAGCGGCAGTTCGCGGGCTGTACTCGGTCATGGTCAGACTCCTTCGTGCTGGCTAGAGCCAGACAGGTTGTTGGGGGCGGTCATGTCATGTCGTCTGGGCCGAGAGTGGTTTCCCAAGGGCGCTCAGGCGGCGACAGGGTGAAGTCGTCCTGGGTCAGCGAGGTCGCGCAGGCAAGTACGCGCAGCGCGACCCGGTACCCGGCGCCCCACTCGTGCGGCCGGTGGTACACGGGCGCGTCCTCGGTCTGCTTGGTGTCGTCGCGGCACTTATGGACCGGGCCGAACACGATCTCGTCGCGCCCATTGGGGCAGTTGCAGCGGAGGCTCATGAAAGCGCCTGCTTGTCCGGGTTCATGCCATCGGCGGCCTTGTCGCCCCACGGACACGTGGCGTAGTTGGCGGCGTAGTAGCCGTCGAAGTCGCAGGTCTGGCAGATGTTCTCGTTGGAGTGCGGGCACTGTTTCGGGTCGGTCCACCAGCGGTGGCCCTCACTATTCACGAAGCCCCACGGATTGCTCAAGGCGCTCATGACGCCACCTCAGGCTTCGGGGCCTTCTTCGGCATGGGGATCTCCTCGAGCACCACGCCGTGCTTGATGCCTCCGGCCCCCTCTGTCCACTCGATGGTGGGTGGGTGCGCCTCCAGGTGGGCATCCATCTCGGTGGTGTGCTTGTTGGGCTTCATGACAGCCGCCCCGGCGTCGCGACGTAGGGGACGAATGGGCCGCAGTCGACGAGGTGGCCCGATGGGGAGTCGTCGTACCATGCCTGCGACAAAGCGCGTTCCGGATCGTAACCGGGCTCGTCCTCGCGAACCCAGCGCTTATGGCTCCTCGGCTGCCGCTTGGCGTGCGACCACTTGCCGCAGGTTGTGCAGCGGTACATCTGGACGGTGGGCATCAGATCTCCACCCCGCTCGGCTCATTCATGGGCACACCGGTACGGGCGCGCTGCACCAACTGGCGGCACGTCTGGGCTGCGAACCCGTCCGGGTCGGCACTGGTCTGCGCGAGCGTCCTGAATGCTGCGAAGAGGAACCAGAAGCCCTCAGGCAGTAGGGCGCGGTCGTCGTGCATGGCGTCGTAGACGTCGTCGTAGATCGCGTCGGACTCGTCCTGCCGCATCGGCTCGGCGTATGCCAGATCGACGCCAGCGATCCATGCTGCTGCGGTGGTCACTTCGCCACCTCCGTCAGGTCGGCGGCGAACTCCAGCAGGCGTGGTGCGTTGGCGTTGGACAACAGTTCGCCCTGCGACCATTCCTTGAACCGCTCCGCCACCTCATCGGCATCGAACGGGCCGCCCTCCTTCTTCTCCCATGCGTCCACCACGGCCTGCTTGGCGGCTGCGAGTGGGTCAGGCGGCGGTGCATAGGAGCGCTCGTACGCCTTCTCGTCCGGGTCCGGCTCGTCGGTGGGGATGCACAACGCCTGCAGCAGCGCGATGCGGTAGGCGACGCTCATCGCCTTGGCGGTGCCCTTGTCGCCGTTGTCCATCGACTCACCGGGGACCGTGACCTCCAGCGAGTCGCCGGCCGGGCCGACGAACGTGTACCGCACCCGCACTGTGACCTCGCGGGCTGGCTTGTCGCGGCTGGTCCGCACGTCCCGGTAGGACGCGTCGAGCAGTTCGGGCAGCAGCAGCACGCTGTGCTTGCGGAGCACTGGGCCGACCGCGTTGACCACGGCGTCTACGCCACGGAACGAATAGTTCTGGTCGGTGTTGCGGCCGGTCTTGCCGACGTTCTGGACCTCGGTCATCACTGCCGACAGCGCGGCGTGGATGGTTGGCGTCTCGGTCATGCTGCTGCACTCCTCTGGCGCCGGCGACGCAGGTTCACGCGCTCCTCGTGCGAGAGGCCGCCGAACACGCCATCGCGCTCGTTGTTGGTCATCGCGAGCTCAAGGCAGTCGCCTCGCACCGAGCAACCTCGGCAGACCCGCTTCGCTTCATCGTTCGCGTCCGGACTTCCCTTGATCGGGAAGAACAGGTCTGGGTCTTCATCGAGGCATGCGGCTTTAGCCACCCATGGCACGCGGTTCGGTCCGAGGTTCATAGCGTTCCGTTCGTGGTGAGAGCCGTGACGACCAGCCACAGGGCGGGCATGCGATCAGGCAGGGATGGCGGGTGGATGCGAGGTGCGGACCAGTCGAGGTGCTTGGGGTCGTCGTCGGGGATGACCTTCGCGTCTCGCAGCCCATCGATTGCAGGTTTCAAGGTGGCCACGAGGTTGTCTGCGTCGTGCCGTACTGCGGTCTTGGGGCGGTAGTGGAGTCGGACGTGAATCGCCTGCTGCGGCGGGATCTTCGCGGCCGTGGCGAGGGTGTGCACGTCAGCGCGGATCATTGCCGCCTTGGCGGACTTGGCCTGGCGGGCGCCCTTGGTCTGGCCGCGGTCGTTCATCGACAGCGGCGGCGCCTCGTATGGGAGCTGCAGGACCCAGCGCCATGCGCTCACGGCTTGCTCCTGAGGTTGCGCTGGATCTCGGTACGGACCGCTGCGGGGTTGTACGGGCGGACCGCTGCGGGCTGGTCGTGGGGTATGAGCTGCCCGAGGAGGTAGAGCCAGACGCCGATCACGAGGGCGGCGCCGTCGGGAGTAGGGCGTCGGCCACGTAGTCGGCGGCGCGTTTGTACGCGTAGGCGGATGTCACCAAGCGGCCCTCTTGGCTGGCCCAGCGGCGCAGGGCAGCGACGACCTCCCGCACCTTCTCCACCGGTACGCCGGGCTGTTGCCCACCCACCTCAAGGACGCGGCCGGCGAGGACACGAAGCCTCCGTCGGTAGTTGTCGCTGGCGGATGGCGCGAATGCATGCACCAGCGCTTCGATCGCGTCCGATTCGGCGTTCGCCGCGTCGCCGCGTGCCCACTCAGGAGCCGATGCGGCCTCTACCTGCTCATGCGCGGGACAGCCGATGTGCGCAGCAGGGTCCATGTCGTCGGGATAAGCGCAGGTGCACCGCGCGGCCTCTACCTGCTCAGGGGTGGGCTCGGGGAACGGCTGCCACGGCGGACCGCACTGGATCTCGGCGGACTGGCCGATCCGCCGGCAGCCGTCAGCGTGCTGCTGGGGCTCCTTCGGGTCGTCGCCGCAGTCCGGGCAAGGCACATGCGTCGCCTCGTCGGCTTCTACTGCCAGCGACGGGGCAACTGGTGGACGGGCGTCGCGCACGGCGTCAATGAGGTACTGGTCCACGTCGATGGCGGCAAGGACGTTCACGGCGACGTCGCGGCGGTAAGCGACGCTCTCAGGGTTGTCGGCGCTCACAGGAACTCACCGCCGGTGATGTAGTGGATCAGCGCGTTGGTCTGGTCATCCGACCGAAGGGCGGCCTGATGGTCACGGCACGGCTGGCAGGTGGTCTCGCCGTCCAGCACGGTCTCTTCGCAGTTAGCACACTTGGTGGGCTCGTTCGTGTTGTCGCTCATCGGGCGTCCTCTTGGGTTGCGTTCGGGTGGAGCCAGCGCCACAGGGAGCCGGCGAGGGTCAGCAGGATCAGGAGCCAGACGGCGCCGGTCCATGCGAGCCCGGTGAGGTGCTCCAGTAGCCAGGTCATGAGAGATCGACATCCAGCACCTTGGATGTGGCGCACGGCATCCGGCCCGCGCACGACACGCAGCGCCCCGGCTCGCGGGGATCGGGGACATGCAGCGAACGGACCGCAGAGAGCTGGGCTTGGACTGCGTCCCAGTGGTAGACGTGCGGCGGCTTACGACCTGCCGCCCGCCACGTCTCGTCGGCGTAGTTGTCGCAGGGGTGACAGGAGCCGCAAGGCTTGTCGAAGGCGTCCACTACCGACTGGATGTCAGACAGATAGAGCGAGGCGCCCGGGAACGAGCAGGAGAGCCTGTCGTTCACGAACGTCGGGGCCTCAGGGATGTAGGCCGCGATCCAGTCACGGATGCGCTTGCGGGCGGTCGTCGGTGCGGTCATCGGGTCATCTCCGGGTCGTCTTGGTAGCGGCGCTGTCGATGTCCTTCGCGGGTGGTGCGCGCCATGTGGCAGGTGTGGCAACGGGCAACGCAGAGCTTCAGCTCCTGCTCAATGCGCTCCCATGACCAGGTCGTACTGAAGGCTCCGGTCTGGGTGCTGCCTCGGTGTTTTGTGTCAGGGTTCTCGTGGTCGAAGTCGAGCTTGGTCACTTCACCTGCCGTGGAAGGACTCCAGCCGCAGTCGACGCATGCGAGGGTCAGTTTCAGCGCAACGATGTTCGCGCGGATCTTCGCCTTCCGGACTGCGACCTGGGCCGCTTTGCGCTCCCGGTTCTTCGCGTACCACTCGGAGTACCGGCTGGCCTGGCACGCCTTGCACTCCGACTGCAGGCCATTGGGACTGCGGCGGGCGGGGTAGAAGTCTTCGGCGGACTTGGTCGCCTCACACCTCTGGCACTTCTTCTGTTTCGACATGGCTCAGTCCCTGTCGTCGTACGGTGAGGTGGCGGGGTTGCGGTCGTTCGCCGCTGCGGGCGTGTACTGCTTTGGGGTGTCCCAGACGATCCGGGTAGCCCCGCCGTGTCCGTGGATCGCTTCCACGTGGCGGATGTCGCTGTGGATCTCGAGCGACGGGGTAGCGCTCAGCCAGAGCACGATGACCCACTCCCCGTCGCTGCTTTCCCAGCCTTCTGCGACCGTGCCGGTGCCGGAGACGCCGGAGACATCGCGGTCCCGGTGGATCGTGAAGGTCGCCCCCGTCATGCGTCCACCACAGGCAGCCCGGTACGGGTAGCACCCGTCTGCTGGATGACCTCGACCGTGACGTGCCGGCCAAGGATGGTCTGGCGACGGACCCCGGCGGCGTTCGTGTGCGACGGGAGGATGCGGCCACCGACAACGGAGCGCCACAGGTTCGCCTCGTCGTAGCCGCCGGTCACCTCGATGGAGACCAGCCCTGCGATGACCGTCACACGCCATGCGGTAGTGCCCAGGTCGGGGAAGTCGTGGAGCAGGTCATCGATCCACTTGGTGTTGTCGGCCAGCGTGAGGGTCGTCATGACGCGCTCCCGTTGATCAGGGCAAGCACGGCGCCGGCGTAGGTGCCGAGGCATATGCGGCAGTCCTCGCAAGCGTCGATGCCGTCCTCGTAGTCGCACATTCCGCACCACGCGCCCTTGTTGTGCAGCAGCCGCATGAGCGTCTCTCGGTCGATCCCCGGCTGAGGCGCGGGCTTGGCGGCGTCGCGGTCGCGCATCCAGTTGGAGGACAGCAGGTAGCGCGCCCGCTGGTCGTTGCTCTCGAAGTAGTCCATCCGGTCCAGCAGGCCGCGGAGCGCGTCCACGTCTGCCTGGTTCGGCACGGCGCTCATCGGGCATCGCCGAGCAGGACAACGGCGCGGACGATCGAGCGATTCAAGGTCTTGCGGAGCTGGCGCTCCTGGCGGACGGTCAGCGGGCGGCGGCCGTTCTGCCGGTAGTAGGCGTCGTCGCGGTCGGCGTAGAGCATCGGCGCCGAGTGCTCGTACTTGTGCTGGACGGTCGTGGTCACCGGACCCATGGCGGTCATGGCGGTGACCGTCTGCTGGTGGTTGTAGGTCGACTTCATTGCTACCCTCGTTTCGTTCGTGGCCCGGCTTCTTCTTTGCGGATGGAGGCCGGGCCTCGGCTTTTCTCTTCTGAAGTTGGAACCCAGTCGGCGCCAGGAGCGGGCATGCTCAAGCGCTAGGGGGGGTTCAGCGCCGTTGACCAACGCCGACCGGGGGTCTAGGCCGCGGTCCGTTTCCGGGCCGCGATGAACGCCTCCAGGTCCCTCACGTCAATGCGCGAGTCGGATCCACGGGTGGCGATGTTCACGACAGGCAGTTCGCCGCGGGCGATGTACTGGTAGACCGTGTCGCGGTGGACGTCGAGGATCTCGGCGGCCCGCTTGACCTTCACCAGCTGCGGGGTGGTCACGAGATCACCGACCAGATCGCGTAGCCGCCGAGGGTGACGAAGCCGGCCACCGTGGCGAGCATGCCGAGAGCGGCAACGGCGAAGAGGGGGCAGCCCTTCACTGGCGGCGAGGCCTTCATCAGCGGCTCAGGCAACATCGGAGCGCTCCTTGGTGAAGGCCTCGAGGTCCTCGGCGGCGATCCGCTTGCGGGACTTCAGGCCGGGCCGGGGGTGGTGCTGGACGGTGGGAAGCTCGCCCCCACGGATGAGCCGCCAGACCGTGGAGCGGCTGACACCGAGACGCTCCGCCGCCTCATCGGGGGTGTAGACGGTCTGTTCCATGGTGTGCCTTCCTGCCGGATCCTGTACCAAACTGTGCCAGTGGTAGGACCGTACTCCCGGCGCGTACCCTCCGCAACCTTTTGGTGAACTCTTTCTGTGCCAATCTGCCCGAAACTAGCCGTAGACGTTCCAATCTGTATCAGGTACGGTGGCACCACTTGGCACACGTTGGCTGCCCCTGGCACAGAAAGGCACAAATACCGGATGATCCACTACATGATCGACAACAGTGGTCGTGCCCGCATTGGGGAGTTCGTCAGAAAGGCCATCGCCTGGAAGCAGACATCGGCCGTGAAGGTCGCAGCCATGACGGGCCGGCCGAGCCGCCAGACCATCCAACGGATCGTCGCTGGGGAGGAGGTCTCGGAGATGAGCCTGATGGCGCTGGGGACCAAGTTGGGGCTACCGGCCGACTACCTGCTCTACGTCGGCACTGGGGATATCCCGAGGATCCGCCGGTCCGGTGCGGACCCGGATTTGATCAGAGTCACGCTCGAGCTGATCCAGCCAGACGAGTCCGACGCCGGCTACAACCACGCATAAGACCTAACTGGGGGAGTAGAGACGATGCCGCCCGTTGTACAAACGATTGAGTCCCAATCGAGACCTGCACTGCGTAACGAAACGTCACTGGGGGTAGATACACGGCTTGTGGCCCGATTGAGGCGACCGCCGGGGGGCTACGAACTCATACGAGGGTTCTTCGGGAGGAGCGTGTCTGTGCGACGTAAGGTCGATGGGAGATTCGCAGGGTTCGCGGTAGTGGCAGTGGGGGTCGTGATCGTTGTGTGGACCAATATTCAAGAGCCCGATCTGATGAGCATCGGGCGGGTACTGATCATCGTGGGTGCGTTGACCGCGTTCGGCGCGATGCTCAAGGCGTTCGCCAAGATGCTGACCGCGTTCTCGGCGATGCTGAAGGAGCGGACAGGCGCGACTCATGAGGCCTTCCTCACCGGGCGCGACGTGGGCCGCGAGGAAGGCTACGAGGAAGGCTTCCTGGCGGGCCAGAAGGCCAAGCCGGAGCGGCCGGTCCTAGTCGACCTGGCCGACCACATCGAGCGCAACCGCGCTGGCATCTGACGGACCCCGCCCCTGCGGGCCTGTCCAGATAGCCCTCGCCCCAGCCCCCGGCGAGATGGCGTAGCCAAGGGAGAGCATGGCGCACATTCGGAAGCTGAAGTCGGGCCGGTGGCAGGCCACGATCCGCCACCCGTCCGGCCAGCGCTGGTCCCGGACCGACCCACTTAAGCGGGTCGTCGCCGAGTGGGCCGCCGAGCAGGAAGCCCGGATACGCCGCGGGGACTTCATCGATCCGACCGCCGGCAAGATGACCCTTGCGGATTGGTGGGCCAAGTGGTCCGCCACCCGCCGGGTCGAGGCCGCGACGACAGACAAGAACGCCTCCTGGTGGCGCAATCACATCGAGCCCCAGTTCGGACCGTGGCCGATCGCGTCGATCCACTCCTGGGACGTCGAGGCGTGGATCACCGACATGACCGGCGCGGTCGGGGCTGAGACCGTGGCCTCATCCCTGCGGTTGCTGACGCAGATACTGAATGCCGCGGTGAAGCATCAACTCCTGGCCACCAACCTGGCCGCACTGGTGAAGGCGCCCACGCCCCCGAAGCACGTCGATAGGTTCCTGTCCCACGACGAGGCTGAGCAGCTGCTCGAGCAGTTCACCGGCGAGGACCAGTTGTTCGTCGAGACGCTGCTCTACACCGGGGTCCGCTGGCAGGAGGCCGCAGGGCTGAGGGCGTTCCGGGTGGACCTGCTGCGGAAGCGGATCCAGATCGAGAAGGTGCGACCCCGCCGAGGTCCGGACAAGAAACCGAAGTCGGATGCCGGGACCAGGCCGGTTCCCCTGACCGACGGGCTGACGGTCCAACTCTCGCGGCACATCACCGAGCCGGGGGAGGCACTGGTGTTCACCTCGCCCAACGGGAAACCGCTGCGCTACCCGAACTGGTTGCGCCGGGTCTGGGCGCCAGGTCTGGCCAAAGCGAAGCTGGCGGATCCGCAACCGACACCGCATGACCTGCGGCACACGTACGCATCATGGCTGGCTGACGCTGGCCGGCCGCCACACGAGATCGCGGCGATCATGGGGCATGCGTCCCTCCAGTCGGTGCAGCGATACCTGCATGCGTCCGAGGCTCGATTCGAGGGGGCGCGTGACGCGCTGGGCGAGCGGCAGGAGAGCGGCAGGAGCACCCATCCCCGACCGACCCCGACCGACCCTAGCCGACAGATTTCACGCTCAGAGGAGGGGTGACATGGCCCTGACCTGCACGTTGTACTTCCCTTACAAGGAAGATGTCGCAGGTTCGAATCCTGCTGTGCCCACAGGTGAACGTGCAGGTCAGAGCCACATTGCAGCCCCTCTGGATGGATCCCAGAGGGGCTTTTCCTATCTCAGAGCGGCAGGGGAGCGGCAGGACTTTTTGCAGCGGCGCTCTACCAGCAGTCCGGGCAGGCGCTGTACTTGCACTCGCTGCACCATGTCCGCCGCATCACCGGGTGCCACCAATAGAACATCACGGCCTTGCCGTAGGCGCCGCAGCACCAGCAGCCGAGGCCTGCCCGCCTCGCCAGCCAGCGGATCATTCGGAGTCCTTCAGCGCGAGCACATCGCCGCGCCTGAACAGGTATGCCCCAGTTGGCCCGGGCAGCTTGCCGGCGGGCTTCAACCGGCCGCGGTCAACCCAGCGTTTCACCGTGGACCGGTCGACTCCGAGGAGCTCGCATACCGCTGACGTCCCGATGAGGTCCCCCGGCTTCTCCATGGCAAGGATCCTACCGCATCAACTGTTGCGTGACGCGTCAGACGCATGCAACAATTGGTGCATCACTGATCAACGGGAGTGGGCGAATGAGGCTAGGCAGAGTATTCGGTGTGATCGCTGCCATGATCGGTGTCTACGCGTTCGCGGCAGTAGGTACGACGTGGGCGCAGTACGCCATGAAGGGGATGGTTGTGTGGGCCGTGGCCTGGGCGCTGTTCTATGCGTTCGTGCAAAGAGTCAGTAAATGACCCCCATGGCCGAGCTCGTTCGCGATTGTGCAGGGAAAGTGAGTCCGAAGTGACCGAGAGCCAGACCACCGAGCATGAGCCCGTGTATGCAGCCCGAGAGATCCAGCACGTGATCCCAGTGGATGGGTTCGACCACGATCTTGAGGATTGCATCTGCCATCCCGAGATCAAGGAAGAGTCCGCCTTCGCAGCCAGCATCGGGCTGGACGAGGAGCTAGGGGTGAAGCGTCGCGGAAGCGGGGCGCTCATCTTCTCGCACAACAAGCTGGCAGAGGCGCACGTGTACCAGTTCGTGGATGAGGTCGCCGAATGGGAGGACGAGCGTCCGGACCATTACGAGCACCCCGACCCAGGACGCTGGGAGGCACCGGAGCGACCGGATTAACGGGCTGCGCCACCGACGTCCAGCAGTACCTGAACAAGGCCTGACAGGCCGCAAGCGAGACGGCCCCCGCCGGTGCTACCAACACCGAGCGAGGGCCTAGACCGGACAACGGAGGTCCGACCATGAGCGACAACTTATCGAAACACTCTGGTGTGGATCGGCTGCGGGTAGCGGCTGCTGCCGCGTCGCAGGTCCGGGCGCTGTCCACTCATCCCGACGTGGTGGCGTTGCGGGTGGAGTCGATCCGAACCCAGGTGGACGTGCTGATGTGGCTGGGCATCGTGCTCGGTCTCGCGTTCACGATGGTGAACGTTCAGGACTTCGCCGCGGGCGGCGCGGCTGTGTTCTCCCTGGCATGGTTCGCTGCCTGGCTCCTCGACCCGATGGTGTCGCTGGTGCTGATCGCGGTACTGCGCGCTGAGCAGATCACCGCCCGGTACCAGGTCAGCGACGTCGGTCCGTGGATCGGCCGGACGAAGGTCTTCGCCTTCCTCGCCACCTACGCGATGAACACGTGGTCGTCGTGGCTGGCTGTCGACGTGGCCGGCATCGTGCTGCACTCGGTGCCGCCGTTGCTGGTGTTCTGCGCTGCCGAGACCGCCCCAGTCCTGCGGGACCGGCTGACCGAAGCGGTGCTGCGGGCCGAGCAGGCTGCCGCGCTGGCTGACCCGCGGAAGGCCGCTGAGCCGCTGGAGATACCCCCCGCCGCAGTAGAGATCCCCCCCGCCCATGTAGCTCGCAAGCCCGCCAAGCCCCGCCAGAAGGCAGCCGCGAAGGGCGGCCGGAGGTTGCTGGCCGACTACGTGGCCGACGCCCTGGCAGCCGTTGAGCCGGGCGTGAAGATCACTCCCGCGTGGGCTCGCCGGGTCAGTGGCTGCTCGGCCGGCCTTTCGGTCAAGGTCGCTGCCGCTGTCCGCAACGAGTTGACCACTGACGACGCGGCTGGCACGGGCGACCTCGCTCGTGCGGCGGCTTGATCGAGACGGGAGACAGGTTCATGGACAACATTCATACCCTTCACGACAACAGCCGCGTCGAGGTTCACGAGACCGTTCACGAAGACGTTCACGAAGACGTTCAGGACGAGGCTCACGGCATCGTTCATGGGGATGCCGAGCGCGTGCCCGTTGTGGTGCCCGATGGTGTTCACGGCGCGATGGAACGTCAGGTGATTGAGGGCGAGATCCTGACCGAGGATGAGGATGCCGAGCTGGACCGCCGGTTGGCGAACCGCGGCGCACTGGTTCGCCGCGCGGTGAACACTGGCCAGGTCGCAACCCGCGCCGTGGTCAAGGTCAGCACCCACGACCGGACCAAGACGGTCGGCAAGGTCGTGCTGCGGGAGTCGTTCACCGTGATCCAGGGCGTGGAGTCGTGGACGAAGCGGGCGTGGGATGCCTCCACCATGGGTGTCCTCCGACGCCAGATCAAGGCCGCTGAGTTAGCCGGTGACCGCGAAGAGCTGAAGGAGTGGGTCGACCGCAAGGAGATGGCCACCGAGCGCCGTCATCGCCGCCTGATGGATCTGCCGGCGCTGTTCATCGGCGTCGTGAAAGTGTTCGCCGCGCTGGTTCTCTGTGTCCCGCTGGCCGTGCTCGTGATCGCGGTTCTGGCCCAGGCGACAGGCAACGGATCGTTCAGGAGCGTGTGGCTCGGGTTCTTCGCCGTGATCGGGTTCATGATCGCCGCTATGGCGTTCGTGTGGGGGCTGTTCTCGTTCGCGTTGCCGGGGCTGCTGGTGCTGGCCGCGTGGCGGGAAGGCAAGCGTCGCGCCGAGCCGCCGATGTGGCTGGTCACGACGGCCGATGAGGCGTGGGACGTGGCGATCGATGAGACCACGATCGCGCAGGCCCTGAACGCGTTGCGGATCCCGGCCATCACGCAGTACCTGAAGTCGGGCCTGAAGCTGCAGTTCATTACTCCGGCCCGGGTGGACGGGCGCGGCACGCACGCGATCGTGCGGCTGCCTGCTGGTGTCACGGCGGAGAAGATCGCGCGGCGTCGCGCTGAGCTGGCCACGGGTCTCAGCCGGGCCGCTAAGGAGGTTTGGCCGACGACCGGCAGCGAGGCCGGAATCCTGGACCTGTGGGCGGCGGACAAGGGCGCGCTGGCGGAAGGTGCGGGCGAGTATCCCTTGCTGGAGGGTGGTTTGGTCGACTTCTTCAGGGGCGTCCCGGCCGGCCGGACGCTGCGCGGCGAGCCAATGCTCGCGCCGCTGGCAGAGCGGAACACCATCACCGGCGGCATCCCCGGTCAGGGCAAGTCCGCCTCGGCGCGGGTGCTGATGATCGGTGCCGCGCTCGACCCGACCGCAGAGCTGCGGATCTGGGTGCCGGACACCAACTTCGACTTCGAGGTGTTCCGGCCGCGCTGCTCCCGCTACGTGATGGGTTCCGACGCTGAGGCGATCGAGCGGATTCGCGACGATCTGAAGGAGCTATTTGACGAGGTTCAGGCGCGCGGCGCGCTGCTGGTCAGGTACGAAATCCCTTCTGTCACAAGGGAAATCGCGAACAAGGGCGTCGGGCTGCACCCGCTCGTTGGGCTGCTCGAAGAGGCGCATGTGGCGCTGTACGACGACACGTACGGCAAGGAGATTCAGAAGTACGTGATCGAGATCGTCAAACTCGGCCGCAAGCGGGGTATTCACCTGATCGTGTCCACGCAGGCGCCCACGGCCAAGTCGATGCCGCGCGACGTGACCCGCAACTGCTCCAACGGCGTCGCGTTCGCCGTCAGCGACTACGTGGCCAACGATGCGCTGTTGGGTCAGGGCGCCTACTCCGCCGGGCACCGCGCAACCGAGCTGATCCCCGGCATCGACCGCGGAACGTCGATCGTGAAGGGCTTCAGCGGGGAGCGGTCGGAGATCTTGCAGTGGTACTTCCTCGACGTGTCGAAGGAGAACGACCAAGTGACACCGCTGATCGAGCGCGCGATGGCCGCGATCAAGGAGCGACGCGGGTCCAAGCCCGGCAGCGCGCCGGTGCAGATCGAGACCCGCGACCTGTTGACCGACCTGGACGAGGTTCTCGGCGATGACCCGGTGTCGAGCGCGGACGTGCCCGCGTTGCTCAAGCGCCTCGCGCCGACCTGGACCCCGTACCAGGGCATGACCGGCAAGTCGCTGCGGGACGCGCTCCAGAAGGATCACGGGGTCAAGGTCCCATCGACCGGGAACCGCTGGCCGATCGATCCCGCTACGGTCCGTGCCGCGATCGTGCGGCGTGAGCAGGACTCGGACGAGCTCGCGAGTTAACCCACGGCCGGGGGGTCGAAACACCGCTCTGAACGGCTCCGACCAGCGGTCTCCGCCCCCCGGCTAACTCGGCTCACAATCTAACTTTCCGCAGGTCAGAGCCACAATCAGCCCACCTCACCCTGTGAGTGACAAACCTAACTCGACCACCGGCAGTTAACTGCATCCCGAAACCTAGCCACAGAAGGAGATTGGCCCCATGAACCGACTCATCGCAGTGGCACTCGCCTCCGCACTCCTGCTCCTGACGACCGCTTGCGAACCCGGAAAGCCCATCGCGGCTGGAACCGTCACCAGCAAAGGGATCACCCGCAACACCCAGAACCACAGCACTTGCCACTGGATCAAGGTCAGCCACAACGACGGCACCAAGAGCCAGGGCTGCATCGCGATCGCGAGGTGGAAGAAGGCCACCAAGGGCGAACACTGGTCCGGCTCCTAACCAATCCCCACCTGACTACTCGAGAGGACGCTCCCGTGACAGACCTGCTGACCGCCGTCCTGATCGTCGCCGTCCTGGTCGCCGGCTACCTGCTCGGCTGCCGGATCTGGCCCTACGCCAATTGCCCCGCCTGCTCAGGTTCCGGCAAGTCCGGCTCCCCGACCCGCAAGTCGTTCCGCAACTGCCCACGCTGCAAAGGCTCCGGCCGGCGCCGCCGGTTCGGCCGCGTCCTGCTCGACCGCCGCGACGCCCGCAAGCACTGACCACCAGGGAGACCCGCACCGCCATGGCCACCGCACCCCGCAAGACCCGCAAGACCACCGCCAAGAAGACCTCCGCGCCCACAGCACGCGACGAGTACAAGGCCGCGGTTGCCGAGCTCAACCGCTTCGACGCGAACAACGAGACCGTTGAAGCCGCCGCGGCGCGCAACCGCTTCGAGGAGGCCGACCGCAAGCGCCACTGGTGGAGCTGGTGACCGGGCATCCTTAACGCGCAGCGGCGAGCATGGCAGCCAGTCCGGGAACCAAGGCCCGGCGCCGCACTCTTCCACCCATCTGGGGTGGGAATCAAGCAGGGGGAACCATGTACCGCACCATTCTCGCCGTGACTGCTTCCGCGGTGACCGCCTTCGTTGCCCCGTATGCGCTGACCTACTTCGTGCTGTGCCCGCTGATCTTCGGGTAGCCGCTCCGTACTACCTGCGGTGACCGTCTGTCAGCGGTAGCCTCGACAAGAAAGCGGCCCCCACCCCCGCCGAGGGATGAGGGCCTGCCGACTGGATTGGAGTCGACCATGCAGAACGATACCGACGTACCACTGCCGCGCGGCGAGCTCGTGTTCGCGGCGCACGCCCTGCTGATGGCCGCGTCTGCGCTGGACGACCTGAGCCACATGGACGCCCGGATCCGGGCTGCGATGCCAGCCGACCTGCGGGACCGGATGCAGGCCACCTACTACCAGGACAGCTTCGACCGGCTGCCTGAGGATATCCAGGCCGAGGCGCGGGCGCTGGCACTGGCTGACCCGGACATCCAGACAGCCCGCGGGGTCGACCGGATGGCTCGGCCGTGACCGAACAGCAGGCCGGACGCTTCGTAGGCAACCGGCCAACGACATGGCAGATGTGGGCTGGCGAGCGGCTGGGACGCGATGGCATGACCAGGGCCATCGTGCATATCGGGGAGCACGAGAACTTCGCTCGGTACAGCGGAGTCAAGGAGCCCTTCGAGGTCTGCGTGACCGAGGTGCCCGAAGGTGAGCACACCCACGTCGGCTGGATGCGATCCAAGAGCGCCCGCGGCGACGGCATCCCCACGCTGATCTACGAGCGCATACAGGCGTTGCAGATCTGCATGCCCTACGGGATCGAGGCCGAGGTCGAGGCTGGACATGGTCGCGTGATTTACCTGAAGATTGAACGGAGCGCGCCGTGACGGAGTACAAGCCCGAACCCATCGTCAGCGCCACTCGGCTGCGGCCAGTGGAAGGCTTGGAGCGAGGCACCCGGTTGCGGTCGGAGGACTACGGCCCCGGAACGATCGTGTCGATCATGGACAACCGGATCCTGATCTGGTGGGACCGCGCGGTGATCGGGGACACCAACCAACTTGAGCACGACCGGGTCTACGTCGAGGGACTCGAGCGGTTGTAGCCTAGGGCCCGGATCGCACGATCCAGCGTCATCGGCCTTGCATCTGGTGACACGAGATGCCCCGGCGTGGAACCCGGGGCATCTCCCCGGACATACAAAAGCGGCCCCCACTCTCCTCGGACGGGAGGGAGTGGGGGCCTTGCTTGCGTTCAGAAGCTGGTGCGGACCAACTGGATGAGCGGGACGAGGACCCACAGGAACAGGCCGACGGCAACGAGGTTGAACCTGGAGCCCACGTCGAAGGCGGCAGCGAAGAAGCAGGCCGCCGCCAGTACGAGGAGGATCAGGAACAGGACGACCATCAGAGGCCCTCGGTAATGTCGAGCGCGCCGTCTGGACCCTGCTTCGCCACGGCAGGCGTGTTGGGGATCTTGAAGGTCGCGAAAGCGGTGAGGATGGCCAGCACGATCGTGACGTACGGCGTGGCTGCGTCGGGGATGATGCCGGTAGTCCCGGCCAGTGCGGTCAGGACAGCGCCGATCAGAGCGGCGTAGGCCTTGGCTCGCTCGGCGAACTTCACGGCTTGGCCTCGATCCGGTCCAGCTGGGCCTCGAACTGGCCGGACTGGGAGAACTGCTGCGCTAGCCAGTGCTGCTCGGCGAACACGGCGCGGACCGTGACGGCGGGCTTGGCGGGGGTGGTGGCCGTAGCGGGAGTCGCTGCGATTACTACGTCGTCGAGCTGCATGTCTAGTACCTCCAGGGGAATGGTCGGGGTGACGGGCGGCTTGGTGACAGGGGAGCTGGTCTTGGCTGCGGCGAACAGCTTGGCCACGTTGATCGCGCCCGGGTCGCCGTGGCTGTTGCCTGGGACCTGGCTGTGGCCGTAGTGGCCTGCCCTGGACAGCCAGATGGAACGGGATCGTTCATCCGCTGGGACGTTGCCGCGGCCGTCGACGTACTTCGGCGGATTGCCGGACGGCCAGGCGTCGGGGATGCCCCAGGACCGGATCGCGGCCATGAGCGCGCGGAAGTTCGGGCCGGGCGTCCAAGTGTCGGTGAAGGGGTGCGCCGAGTAGCCCATGACCTCGATCTGAATGCATACCCGCCCAGTGCGGTTCGTGCGGGTGGCGCCGTCGTTCTTCAGCGCGCGGCCGGAAAGGTTGAGGCCGAAGAACTGGCCCAAACGGTCGGTGATCGGGTCGTACAGGACGTTCGGCTCAGCGCTCTTGCCGGTGAGGACGTTGATCATCGACTGGTAGGTGCTGTCCTTGCCGGCGGGCGCTTCCACCGTGTGCCAGACGACGCGCGGCGGTGCGGCCGAGGTGATGGTTCCGCCGGGCGCGGAGGCGTGCAACCTCTCGGCGCCGGGGATCCAGATTGTTCCTGCCATGAAAGTTTCTCCCTGCTACTTTGCGGTGCAGATCCACGCGGTGACCATCCCCGGTGGGTTGGTGGTTGCGAGCGTCTGCTCCGTCAATTCGGTGCCCGCGGGGCAGGTCGGTCCGGGTGGGCCCTGCTGCCCGATTGCTCCGTCTGTCCCGTTCGTGCCGTTGGTCCCGTCCTTGCCATCGGCACCGGGCTTACCGTCAGCGCCAACTGGTCCCGTATCGCCCGTCGCACCTGCAGGGCCGGTATCGCCCTTCGATCCTTGGGCCCCAGCCGCACCAGTCCCGCCAGTGGCTCCTTTCGGACCGACGCACCTGGCTGGCTCGAGGAGGCAGGCAGGGGATCTCCCGGTGATGCCGATGGGGCCTTGCTTGCCCTGGGCACCGGGCGGCCCCTGCCAGCCGCGCGGGCCTTGCGGTCCCATGAGTCCTGGGTTGCCAGGCTGACCGGGCCGACCGGGCTCGACGACCGGGGTTCCGCCCAGCTGCTTGACCTGATTGGCCAGGGCGGACTGGTCCTTCCTCGCCTGATCTAGTTGCTTCCAGAAGATCGCCCCACCCCCGAGGAGGCCTGCGAGGAGGAGGGATACGACCGCGGCGAGGATCAGCGAGCCCGCGTCGCGGCGGTGCGTCTCTTTGGATTCCGTTGTCATACCCGCTCACTTCAAGATGATGGTGAGGAAGATGCCGGTGGCGATCGGCGCGACCACCGATGTGCCCACGGCGATGATGGCCGAGCGGCGGGACGCTGCGGCCCTGATGTCCGCAGCCGCCTTGTCGTTCGCGGCCTTCTCGCGGTCCGTCTTGGTGTCGATTTGCAGCGCAGTGATGTCCTTGGTCACCTGGACGAAGCGGAGCTCGAACCCTTCACGCTCGGCCTTCCAAACATCGACCGTGAGCACCTTGGAGGACATCTGCTCCATGGCCCTGCGAAGGGAGTCCAAGCCTCGGCCGATCTCACCAAGAGTGGGCTCATCGGCCACGGTTCCCCCGTCGAGTCGAATGCTTCATGGATTACTGGGCCGTGGCTCAGTAGAGATTTTCGACGATGCAGCCACCGTTTGCGCCCGCGCCGCCGTCCTGGAGGGCCTGCGCGCCACGGTTGACGCCACCGGACCCACCGCCACCGAACGACCGGCCTTGCACGCCGGGGCTAGTGTCAGACCCCGGGGCCTGCGACCCGCCTTGGCCCATTCCGCCGCCCGCGTCACCGCCACGGGAAGCATCGACGGGCTGGCTGGCGATGATCCTGCCGACGCCGCCCGTTCCACCGGCGAGGTTGAGGGTGCCACCGGAGCCGATGCCGCCTGCGCCGCCGCCTGCAATGATGGTCGGGGCCGTGCCGCCCATGCTGTCGCCTGCCGCGCCGCCAGAGGCGGACAGGAACGCGCCGAACGACGTGGTACCACCGTTCGAGGCGGATGCGCCACCGGCGCCGACGGTGACTGCGACCGTCGCACCGAGCGAGGCAGCGGGGATGATCTCCTCGCTGTACCCACCGCCACCGCCACCGGCGCCACAGGCCGCCTGTCCTGCGGTAGTGGTCCCGGCCTGTCCGCCACCAGCACCGCCGCCGATGACACGGACCCTGACTGCCTTCAGTCCGGTCGGCTTGGTGTAGGTGGCGGACGCGGTGAACACCTGCATGCTGGGTTGGGTGTCCATGCGGGTCAGTTGGGTCTCTACCGCAGTGGCGAGATCCTGCCCGAGGGCTGACCCGTCGGGGGTCGCGCCGAGATCCTGATACGGGAGACCGTAGCCGGGGGTTGTGCCCATCGTCGTTTGCTCCTTGCATGGAAGGGGAGGGGAGGGACTCGGGTCACGTCCCGGTGGTGTCGGTGAGTTGGTTCAGCAGTAGCCGGATCAACGCGCTGGTCTCGCGGGTCAGGAGTTTCACCTGGGCGCTGACCTGGGCGCTGGTGGGGTTGGCGAGGGCGAGGAAGGTCACGTTCGCGGCGAGCGCGTTGACGGCCTTGGTCTCGATCGATTGCCGGTTCGTATCCTCTGCGGGCACGTTCTCGGTGACTGCCGTCAGGCTGCCGTCTGGGTTGATGATGTTGTACGTCTTGGTTGGCATGCGCGCCGCCTTAGAAGTAGGTGATGACGAGGCATGCACCGTTGCTGCCAGCGCCGCCCGCGCCGGAGTTGAACCCGCTGACTGAAGCCGCTCCGCCGCCCCCGCCACCGCCGTAGCTACCGCCCGCGCCACCCGCACCACCAGCGGCGGTGAGTGACGCGCTCCCGCCCCCGCCGCCTAGGCCCACGAGTCCAACGCCGGGTCCGGCCGCGCCTGCACTCCCGGCAGTCCCCCGCGCTCCACCGACGATGTTCCCCAGCAGTGCATGCGTACCGCCGTCTCCGGCGACTTGGAGGGCGTTGGCATTGTTGATCCCGGCTCCGCCCCCTCCGCCGGTCGGCCCCCGTGACGTGTTCTGTACGATCCCCGCGACACCTATTGCCGTCCCGGCCGCATTGCCACCGCGGGCGCCGAGATCGGTGCCGACCGCACCGGATAACGCGGCGGAGACGCCGTTGCCTAGCGTGCCGCCGCCGCTGCCATCGGGCCCGAGCGCGCGCAGTAGTACCCCGAAACTGGTTGTCCCGCCAGCGCCTCCAGATGCGCCGTCAGTGTCATTGGCGGTGTTGGGCGCTCCGCCCGTGCCGCCCGCGCCGACCACGACGGTTTCGGTTGCGCCAAGGTCGGCGGCCCGGAATGCCATGTGCGACAGGTTTCCTCCGGTACCGCCAGCGCCGCCTAGGCGAGTCGTTGCGGCGGCACCTCGTCGTCCGCTGCCGCCGCCCCCGCCACCCGCGATACAGATCACTTCTACGGCCTTGGCTCCGGTGGGTTTCGTCCAGGTCCCCCCTGCGGTGAACAGTTGCACGTCCGTAGCCGCGACTCCGCCACCGCCAGCAGCGGTGGCCCACTTCACGCCGTCTGACTGTGTTGAGTCGGCAGTCAGCACCTGCGCGTCGGCGCCGACAGGGCGTCGCGCCACGACACCGGGGCCGGTAGCAACGATCAGGTCGCCCTTGGTGGTGACGAGGGACTTGGGGATGGCAGCGGCAGCAGCAGCGGCAGCAGCGGCGGCGTCGGTACCAGCGGTGTTCGCTGTGGTCTGCGCAGTGACAATGTCGGCTGTCCACGTCGGGATCACAGAATCGCCCGGGTCGGTGATCTTCCCGACGATGAACCACGACGTATCCGCAGTCAGTATGCCCACGTGGTCCCCGGCATGAATGGCTGTCGCCGTGACACCCATGAGGGCCACATTCTGCAACGTCGCACCGGCAACCTTGACCGTGTTCGCGCCAGTGGTCGGGTTCCAGGTCAGGACGGTGCCCTGCCGGAAAGATACGCCGGGGTTCTGGCCGCCGCCGAAGAGGCTCGAAAGGTCGTCGGCTATCACGCGATCTCCCCCAAGGTGTCGCCGATCTGGACCCGGGTCGCCAGCGAACCGGCTGTGCTCACATCGAGCGGGATCACCACGTCATCGAGGACATGCACCTCAGTGACCAACGTCCGCGAGCGCGACTTCACCGGGTACGCCACCTCCACCACGTCGTACGGCTCCAGAGCTGCGTTCACGATCGACCCCAGGCTCACCTGATACGGCAGGCCCAGCGACTTGCGGAGCTCGGCCGTAGCGGCAGTGACGCACTGGGCGTTCGTCGAGAACAGTGGACTGCTGATCCGCCCCGGCACTGGTCCGAACGGGCCGCCATACCGCGTCGGTGAGTTCGGGGTCAGGTCCGCTACTACGCCGATCACCGGAGCAGTGGCATCCGCCGATTCACCGGTGGCGATGATGATGTTCTTGACGCCCTTACGGGTCAGGTTGCGGGACATCTCCGTCAGTACGCCGTTCTCGCCCGCGTTGATCCGCCAGGCCGGCGCGCCCGTGACCAGCGGCGCGGTGCGGACGACGAACACACCCCTGTAGTCCCAGTAGCCGATCCGGCCCAGCGATGTGAGCAGTTCCTTCAACGTTCCGAACCGGTCCGTATCCACCACGATCGAGCGGCCGAGCGGTAGGCCACTCGTCGCGGTGCCGTCATCCCACTCGACCACCGCGGACGGGTACACCTCGCCGATCAACAGGGCGACGAGGGCGCCGCGGAGCATCGCCGCCGGGAACTGCCGGGGGTAGATGAACTCGGCATCGATGATCCCCGACATGCGATCCTCGGCGTCGATCGTGATCGTCCCGTCAGGGACATCCGTCTGGGCCGGGGTATTGATGCGGAAGATTCCAAGCTGCACCCATTCGCGGCGTCCGTTGCCGAATGCCACCCCTCTGGAAACCGCGATCTCGTTGCCGTACGGCATCAGCAGGTCGCTCGTCTTGCGCGGCCACGGGGTATCGGTAGTGAGGTTCAGCGTGGACCTTATGTCCGCCTTCGCCGATGACGTCACATCCCCGGAGATGATGGGGATCTCCACCCCTGTTGGCGATACTCCCGTCTGGAAGGTGTCGAGCACGACGGCCTTGAAGACGGCGCGGTGGCTGCCCCGGATGGTGGCGAGGAACTCGCTGGATACCGGCCTCAAAACTCGGCCCTCGCATCAGCGTCGAACTTGATGTGGCACGGCTTGCACATCGGCAGGTAGTGCGCCGGGTCGAGGCTGTAACGGAGGCCCTTAACCCTGCCATTGTCGCCGATCAGCTCGTTCGGGTCCTGGTGGTCATAGGCCCACTGGGTCGCCGCATCGCCGCAGAGGCAGTCGTATCCGGACGCCTTGCCGAGATCCTTGTAGACCCGCCCGTGCGCGGCGATGTATCCGGCTACCCGTAGGCGACGCCGCCCCGTTTGATTAACGACCAGAGGGGATCCGTACTTATACCACCGGGAGTGGTGCGTCGCGCACCAGGCGCGGGCGTGAACCTTCTTCTCGCAGCCGTCGATGGAACAGGTCATATCGGAGCACACGGGGCGTGACGGCAGAGGGTCGCCTGTCCGCTTCCAGCAAGCGTAGTGCTTCTTGCAGAAACCCTGACCGAGATGCTTACGGTCGCATTCCGGGACGGAACAGGTTCGGGTAACGTTCATCTCATCCTGCCTATCGCTTGAGTCGATTAGGTGGGTCAGAGGCCGTACGGAGCGACAACTCCGTGCGGCCTCGCTTCTATTGTCCCACGGGATCATCAAGAGACGACCACGTCGGAAGGCGAGCCTGTGCGCTCGAGCAGCGCAGCCCATGTGGCGTTGTCGGCCAGCAGATCGGCCCAGGTCGCGTAGTCGTTGATGACCGCCTGCCACGAGTACGACGACCCGACAACGTCCGGGCCGGGCGGTGCGACCTCGGTCAGTGGCAGCGTGAACACTCTGGCCACCGACTGGCTGTGCGGCGCGCGCCAGGACACATCACCCACGGAGTAGTAGCCGCCACGGATGCGCCGCTCGGCCTCCGCTGTGTGGATGAACACGATCTCACCCGAGGACAGCAGATACTCCAGGTCGGACTCCTGGGCGGCATCCAGCGTGCGGAGTGTCGCAGTGAATGCCAACGCCGAGCGGACATCCCCAACCGCTACCGGGTAGGTGCGGCCGATGACGTCGTGCAGCCCCGCCCGGGACTTCGTCGTCAACTCACTGACCGTCGACACCACGACCTGCCGGTTCAGGTACGGTGCGGCCGGGACCTTCAGCCAGATCGCGTCGGTGCCAAGATCCTGCGTTGCCACGACCGTGAACGTCTGCTGGAGCACGTTCGTGACGCTGTAGGACCGGACCCGGTAGGTCACTGGAATGCCGGCGGGGAACTCGTAGACGTCGACCGAGGAGCCCTGGGAGAGCACCTCGGTGTGCGTCCCACCGCGGGCCGTGGTGTACCTGATCCCGTCGGTCGTGTAGTCGAAGACGGCATAGGTCGCTGTCGCCCCGAGCAACGTCGCGGATAGACGCACCCTGGACAGGATCGGCTCGTACGTCGCAGTCAACGCCATGTCAACGACCCCCGGTCTTCTGGTTCGCGGCCCGGACCGTCGCGGCGTTGTTGGCCTTGATCAACTGCTGCACCACCCGGGTCACTTCGTTGCCGATCTGGATGTTCGTCGTCAGGTACGCCACCGAGAACTGCTGCGCCGCAGCACCCGCGCCGATCCGGCCGGCCTGACCCTGCAATGTCCCCTCGGCCTTGTTCAGTTGGTTGATGTAGCCCTTGCCGCTGGCGAGGATGTTCGCGGCGATGTCCGCGTTGGACAGGCCGCCGTCCCGCAGTTGATTCAAGAGCTCCACCGACAGACCCTGCTTCTGCAGCTTCTCCAGCGTCGTCGCGAATGCGCCGAGATTTTTGCCCTGCTTCTGCTTCGACGCCAGCAGCGTGGCGGCCGAGGCGTTGTTCGCGGTGAGGTCGGAGATCGACGAGCCCTGCAATTGTTGAGTGGCGATCTGCTTGGCCAGCGCGACCGCTTCCTGCCGGACCTGGTTGACCTGCTCCTGTGCCGCCTTGTACCGGTCCGCCGCAGCCTTCGATGCGTCGACTGTCTTGGTGTAAGCCTTCTCCGAGGCAGAGACGTCGGCGTTCTCCTTCTTCGTCTTCGCCTTCGCCGCGTTCAGTTGGTTCGTCAGCTTGATCTGGTCCAGTTGCGCAGCCTTGATCGCCTTGTCACTCGCACCAGATGCACGCAGTGTCGCGACCCGCGCGGAGCCCGCCTTGACTGCTGCGTCAGCGCGGGCCTGGGCCGCGGTCGCAGCGTTGCGCTCCCGCTGCTGCTGCGTCAGTGCCGCGCGGGCGCTCCGCTGAGCCTGCGCTGCAACCTGCGCAGCCTTCAGCAATGCGCTTGCGTTGATGCCTGCGAGCGGATTACCGGGCGCCGCGAACATCTGGCTGAACAGGAACCCGAGGTCGATACCGCCAACCTGACCACCAGTCGCGAAGCCGATCCTGCCGCCGTTCGTGTAGCCCGCAGGCTTCGGGAAACTGCGGGTGCGGACCGCCTCCATGAACGACGGGCCGTAGTAGTCCACCGCCGACACCGGCTGCATGAACTCGCCAGCCGTGGCCATGATCGGAATGTTGTCCGCCTTGGGCGACGGGCTATATCCCGGGATCGTGCCGCCGTCAGCCTTGGTGACCTTGACTCCGACCGACGGGTTGATGTTGGTCTGGATCATCCGGGTGTAGACGCTGACGGTCTTCGACGCCGGCAGGTTCTGCAGGCTCCGGTTCAGCCCGTCAACCTGCGCCTTTCCACCGGACGCGCCGGGAACGCTAACGCTGGTCTTCTTCGCTGTCGGGATGAGACCCAGGCTGGTCAGGTACGGGGTGAGGTTCTTCTTCGCTGTCGGCGCGGTGTTGGTGACGTTCGTCTTCTTCGCTGCGGGGACCGCGAGCACCGAATTGGCGTAGGCCACAGCCTGGGCCTTCGTGAGGCCCATCGACTGTCCGACCGTGATCAGCCGCGACTTGGTGGTGTCCAGGTTCTTCTGGATCGCCACCTGACTCGCACCGTTGCGGGTCAAGGTCTCGGTGAGGGTATTGCCCGCCTTCGCGATTGCGTCCAGGGCGTCCGCGTTGGCCCTGCCCTTCGGCGTGTTGATGTCGAGGGTCCGGCCGTTTGTCTTGATCGACGCGGTTGCATCGTCGAAGGCGGACTCCGCCGCACGCTGGGCATCCCGCAGCGACAGCACCTGGCCGGGCATCTTGAGCATCGTCGCTATGAGATCGTCCAGCGACTGCTTCTCGTTGTCGGCGGCGGCTGCCGCCTTGGCGTGCGCAGCCGCTGCCAGATCCGTGGCACTGGCGTTCGTCTTCGCGCCCTCGGCCGCCAGCAGCAGTTCCTTCTGCGCCTGGGTCAGCGAGGTGGAGTTCTTGATGATCTCCACGCGCAGAGCCTTGGCGGCGGTCGCGTCTGCGGTCCACTGGGTGGCGACACCGCCCTTGCCTGCCGTCGCCTGCGTGGTGCCGGCTGCAATGATCCCGTCCAGGCTACCGAGCAGGTTGTCGAGAGCCGGCTTGCTGCCCAGTGCGGCGTCCGTGAGCAGGGAAAGGTTCAGGCCGAAGCCCTTAGCCTTTTCCAGCATGCCGGACGTGGCCAACTGGTTCGCCACGAAGGCACGGGTATTACCAGTAATCGCGCCCGTGGTCGCATCCAGCGTGGACTTGAGATCGGAGACCCGCTGCTTCGCATCCGCGTTCTGCTTCGCGAACGCTGAGTAGACGAGGCCAGCGGCAACGAGGGCGACACCGATAGCGCCCGCAGCCAGCGTCAGGCCCCTGCCGACCTTGCCGAGTCCGGTCCAGGCTTCCTTCAGTGCGCCCGCAGCGGTGGCAGCTTTTAGCATCCCCGCCGCACTCAAGCCACCGATGGCGACGACAGCGGTCAGCGCGGTAGCGGTACCGGTGACAGCAGGAGGCAGGTTCGCGAAGGCCGTCACGGCGCCGTCGGCCGACTGCACGATGGCACGCAGGACGGTATTGGCACCGGAGCCGGAGCCGATCAGCGCCGTGTCGAACGAGCCACCGAGCCGCTCGACGTCGCCGGACAGGTTGTTGGTCTTGTCGCGGGCCTGCTGGGCCGCGAACCCCGCGTCGTTGACCTTCGTGGTCCAGTCCGAGATGCCCTTGGCGCCCTGCGTGTAGAGGACGTTCGCGGCGCGGATCGCGTCCGTGCCGAAGATCGTCGCGAGCGCGGCGTTGCGCTGCTCCTCCGACAGCCCGGACATCTTCGTCTTGAGCTGGTCCGCCAGCGGAGCGATGCCGATGAACGCGCCCTGCGCGTCGTACGCGTTGATGCCCAGTTCCTTCATCGCCGCTGCTGACTGCTTGCTGGGGTTGGCCAGCTGCAACAGCATCGTCTTGAAGGATGTGCCTGCGTCGGAGCCGATCAGGCCAGCTGAGGCGAACGCCGCCAGTGTGCCGGTCGTCTCCTCGACGGACAGGCCGAACTGGGCAGCGACCAGACCCGACTGCTTCAGGGCGCCGGCCATGTCAGTGACCTCGCCCTGCGCCTTACCGGCGCCGGCGGCTAACAGGTCGGCGATGTGCGGCACCTGGGCGCCCGACAGCCCGAACTGCGTCATGGCCGTCGCCGCGGTCTCAGCAGCCGTAGCTACGTCGATCTGGCCCGCAGCGGCGAGGTCGAGCGCGCCCTTCAGTCCGCCGCCGAGCACGTCCTTGGTCGACACACCCGCCTTGGCGAGCGCCTCGATACCCTGCGCCGCCTCGGTCGCGCTGAACGCCGTGTCCTTGCCTGCCTGCAACGCAGCGACGCGAAGCAGGTCCATGTTGCCGGCGGACTCCTGCGTGGCCGCCTTGACTCCGGACATCGCCTTGTCGAACTCGGCGAACTTCTTGACCGCCATGCCCAGTCCGACCGCCGCAGTGGCACCCACCGCCAGGGCGCCGCGGCCCACCTCGTCGAAGGACGTCTTGTTCTTCTTCGCGAAGTCGATACCGGCATTGGCCGAGTCCTTGACGGACTTGGTCAACTTGCCGATGTTCGCGACCGCGCCCGAAACGTCAGCTATGAACCGGGCTGTGACTGTCCTGTCGGCCATCAGGGAGCCCCTCTCGGTGTTCGGTGGCGTACCACTTGCGTGCGCTCGGGTACGTCTTCCCGCCGGCCTGCTCGACCCTGGCGTCCTCGTCGGACTTCATCCGCTGCACGGTCTCCATCGCGCGGCAGCGGTAGCCGACGCGGTGGTCTACAAGCCACGCCCTGTCCGGGTCCATGCAGACCTCGCGCGGAACGCCGCACTCACACAGGCCATCGAGGTGGGCGGTGTAGGCGATCTCCCAGTTGCGGGAGTCCTGATCCCAGCGGGACTCTCTCGTCACCAGAGTCGAGCCGGTAAAGATGCCATCAGCATCGAAGTGGTCTTGACGTTCGACCGTCGGCTGGCCGCGCCACTCCAGCCAGGTAGCGCCTACTGCGCGTCGGGTCCGGGCTTCTCGCTCTTCGTCCGCCGAACCATCGAGGCGCGCTCGGATTTTCCCACCGTGATACCGCCACGGTTGAGATCCCAGAGCTTGTTGATGATCTTCTCCCACTGGCCCTCGGACCGCTTGGTGAGAAACTCGGTTCGCTGCACCTCGGTCATCTCCGGGGAGGTGAGCGAGTCCGGGAACAGGTCCTCCATCAGGCCGTCCAGATCCAGCTTCTCGGCGCCGTCATCGTTCTGGGTGGTGTACTTGGCGACCGCCGTTGTCCAGCGCTTCCGGGGTACAGCAGTCAGTCGGAGGTCCAGGGTCCACTCATTGGCCTCGGCCTCGAGCGCGCGGATCCGGTCGGCGAGATCGGCGGCGTCTCCCTCTGGGTTCCCCGCCAGCCGTTCATCGTCGACGTCGGCGTTCTGGATCTGCTCGATCCGCCGTTCCAACTGCTCGATCTCGGCCAGCAGGCTGGCCTTCATCACGATCGGGACGGAACCCTGAGCGAGATCTGCGGCTTCCAGGAACTCGTCGATCGTCTTCGGGGTGGCGTTCATGGCTTGGTAACTCCTCGGCTTGGTGTTGGCTTGGAGGCATAGAAAGAGGGCAGTCGCCCAAGCCAGACGACTGCCCCCGACTTGGGTTGGTCAGGCAACCAGTACGGCGTCGTACTCGTACGGACCGGTGACGAACGCCTTCTGCGTGATGCGGAACTTCCCGCCCTGCGCACTCGGGTCGAGCGGCATCCGGAACTGCTCACCGAGCCGAACCGGGTAGACGTCGACCTTCTGGCCGATGGCCAAGGCGGCCGTCCGGGCGTTCAGGCCGCGCCGGTCCACGAGGTAGCCGACAGCGCCGTTCACCAAGGTGTCGTACGCCTTGTTGTTCGGGTCCGCCGAAGCAGCCTGCGGGTAGTAGACGTACTCAAGGTTGTCGATCGAGACCTTGACATCTCCCGGGTCCTCGAAGATCTGCTCGGAACACAGTCGCGTGTCCTCGACCGAGTCCTGAGCTCCCTGCGGCGCGAAGCCGGAGACGAAGCAGGAGATGTTGCACGAGGTGGCGGCGTTCAGTTCGGTGAGCTTCGGCGCGGTCGGGGCAACGATGGTGGCCACGAAGATGACCGACTCGTTCCCGCGGGAACGAACACCATCGGGGTAGACGACAGTCATCAGATCTCCTTCTTGACCGGGGCCGCCTTCGGCAGCTCCACGTTCGGCTTACCGGGCAGCGGGCGCCCGTTGGAATCGACGGCGTCCTTGTCGAGGACCTCGAGCTTGTAGCCCTCGGCAAATGCCTTTGTCACGGTGGATTCATGTCCGGTGGACTTATCCTTGACCCGGACGAACTCTGTAGCCATGTCTCTCCTTACGGCTCTAGACGGAATTGCAGTGGCACGTAGTGCCGGGGAGGGACCACCGCGTCATCTCGACGCAGCGTGCCCGGGTCAAACGGTTGCTCGGTGATGAGCCCGGAGCCGATCTCGACTCCGTTGATCGTGGAGCGCACCTTGCCGATACCGAACAGGGCGCGATCAGGGGTGCCGCCGGCAACGGTCACCTGGAACGTCAGCGAGGACACGAACGCCGTAGCGTCGAGCCGTTCGTCAGCGGAGGCGCCGGAGCCCGCGTAGAGGATCCAGTACGCCTTCACCCGGTCATCACCCGTCGGGGTCGGCGGCGGGTCGCCCTGCGGGATTTCGCCGTTCGGGTAGCCGTGCATCTGGGCGTCGGGGATCGTCAGCAGCAGCGCCGCGATCTGCCCCACGGCGACTCGCACGTCAATCACGCCAGGATCTCTTTCGCGATGTCACCCATCGAGCGGACAAACGGCTCCGTGTTCTTGTCCATCGCCGGTGCGAGATACGGCTCAGGCGCCATCTTCGACGTGCCTTCCTCGACGTAGGCACCATGGAACGCCGTAGGCCCGACGGCGCCGGTCAGGCCCCGAACCTCGGAGGTGATCGAATCGCGCAGCCGGCCGGAGCCGACAGGGGCGTTAGCTTTCGCATCCCGCTGGGTGTCGCGGACCGCCTTCTCCACGGCCTTACCTGCCTCGCGCACCATTCGCAGGCTCCCCTTGCCGAGGTCGACTGCGAGCTTGTTTACTTCGCTCACATCCACGGAGAAGGTCACGGGTTCTCCTGATAGTCGACGCACAGCATGCGGCGTGCGGTCATGAAGGTGGACGAGTGGACACCGGTGACGCGCAACTGCTTGCCGACGTTCGCCGGGTCCAGTGACGCGGTACAGGTGACGATGTCCTCGGGGCGCACCTCGATCACCGACAGCGGCACCGAGGCGATGAACCTCAGGGCCGTGACGATCTGGCCGGCCGCCTGCTCGCCGGCGGTCCGTACGACCTGGGGCGTGATCTTCCCTTTGCCCGTGTAGTACGGCGCGTGAGGTACGACAGGGGCATACCCGAGGTCCGGGTCGAACGGCCCCTCGGTGCCGCCCGGGCGACGCATCGTGACGGTGTCTTGCTGGATCACCGCCGCGTTCACGCGACCACGAGCCAGAGCCCGCAGCGCCCGGGGTGATGAGATCACCACCGCAGTTCCCCTGTGACGTAGACGCCGCTGCCGAACCGCTGCGCCAGCCACGCCTTCGTCGTTTCGGAGAGCTCCATCAGCGACCGCGCGCCCGCGGCGTACTGCACGTTCTCCGTGTAGTCATCGATCGTCACCGCCAACGCCGCCAGAGCGGGTGCCGGGACCTCCTGCCCGACGGACTCGATTCCCAGCTTCGCCAGATCGGCGCACAGGTTGACGATGTCAGCCGGGATAGTCGGGAGACCGTGGGTGTAGGTGATGGTCACCGTCACCGGTTCGGCGATGCCATGGCGGAACGGCCGATTCAGGACGCGCCCGACCGACCAGCCACACCAGCGCCAGACCATCCCGCCGGCAAACTTCCATTCCGTCTCGGCTTCCCCGTCGATGAGGATGGAAGTGACAGACGTGGCAACCCCCGGGAGGGTCAGCCAGCGGCTCTCAGGGGCCAGGAGGGTGACCGTGGAGGTGGTCTGCGAGATCGTCGACCCCGCAGCCTCACGGATCACCGACGAGGCCACGTCGAGCATCAGCGTCACCAGCGCGGTGTTGGTGATGTCGACGCCCTTCACCTGGAGGTCGGTGTCCGCAGCGAGCGGTGCAAGCGTCATGACGGCCTTCCTCTCAGGTGAAGGGGGGTGATCAGGAGTACAGACCGCGGATGACGCCGTGCGCCGCCTGGTTGCCGTACTTCAGGCCGATCTCGCCGTAGATCTGGGTGTTGTCCGACGCGCCGGTCTTGGCCAGCGCCTCCTCGAACAGGACGCCCTTGCCCGGGATGTTCAGGAACACCGGGTCAACCATCTCCAGCGACACCACGGCAGCGGCGTCGGCCGGCAACTGCCGGTCGATGACGATGTTCAAGGTGCCGAAGTCGGTGATCAGCTGGTTCATGGAGACGCCACCGACGTTGCGGGTGTCGCCAAGGATGCCCTCGGTGCTCGAGTAGGCGGTCGCGTAGGCCTTCGTCAGCGTGCGCTTCACGCCCGAGGACACGAACAGGGTCGCGGTGTCCTGCTCGCCGATGCCGCCGTTGTCGAACACCGACTGCAGCAGCGTGCCGAGCATGTCCGGGGTGATGAGCGAGGCGGCCTTCATGCCCCAGAAGGACACGGTCGCAGTGCCGACGGTGATCGCGGTGCCGCCCTTGGTCGCCGAGACCTTGAAGCTGGCCGTGGTGGAGATCGAGGTGACCCAGTAGGAGCGGCCGGCAACGATCGTGGTCGAGGCGCCAACGTCGGTGAAGACGACCTTGTCGTTGACGACGAGGTTGTGCGTCACCGTGATCGTGTCGGTCGCAGCCGAAGCGCCCACGGTCAGCGGGTTGGTCGCGTCGGCGAACTGCGCGTTCGACGTCATCGCGCTCAGGAGGCCCTGGGTCTGACGAGCGGTCGCGTTCGTGGTCGGCTTGACCTTCGAGCCGTTCCAGAACACGTAGTTCACGTCGCGAGCGATCTGCTTCAACGACTGCATGATCTGCCACGGGTGCTCGTTCAGGACGAGCGCCTCACCGGAGTTCGCCTGGAACGGCGCCGACGTCGCGGTGGCGTACTGGCCGGTCGCAGCCGACTTCGTGTACGACGTGCTGACGGACTCGTGGAAGATCTGGCACACATTCTCCACGTTGGAACGGGTCCGCTCCTCAGCGGTCGGCGCAGCAGCACCTTCCAGGCGGGGCCGGGACGCGGCGTCGCGCAGGTCGGTGGTCTGCCACTCGAACGTAGTCGAGTCGGTCTGTCCGCCACCACCGATACCGCCGGCCGCAGACAGCAGCGGGGTATCGGTCGGGGTGAGCTCGAACAACTCACCGTGGTAGTTCGGCAGGTTGAAGGTGGTACCGAGGCCAGTGACAGCGCCCATGGTGATTACTCCTTACTTGGATGCGAGTTCCGCCGAACGCTTCTGCTTCAAAGCGATAGCGAGGATGTGGTTCCCGGCCTTGCGGGCCGCTTCGATCTGGTCGTCGATGGTCTTGGTGGACTCGTTGCGAGTCCCGCCATCGGCGCTGCCCTGGAACCTCTTGCCTTGCGCAGCCAGGTAGGGCTTGTCGGTGATGAGCTTGTCGATCGCGGCGGCGACAGCAGTGCTGTCAACCTCGCCATCGGATCCGACCTCGAGCTTGCTGAGGTCGAGGAACTGCAGCGCGTCTGCCGGGTCGGTGAGCTTGCCTGCCGCGGCGGCGCGTACTTCGGCCTTCAAGATCCGCTCGTTCGCCTTCGCCAGTGCGGCGGTCTCGACCTCGCGGGACTTCAACTCGGCGGCGTGCTCGGCTTCCTTACCGTCGATCTTGGCTTGGAGAGCGGCGAGCGCGTCCGCGTTCGACTTGGCCTGCTCCTTCGCGGTGCGGGCCTCGTCCTGGGCGGCCTTCTTCTCGGCCTTCATGCGGTCGAGTGCCTGCTTGCCCTTGTCGCCGAGGTGCTCGGCGCCGTCCGTATCGCCAGAGTCGTCCTTGGGTGACCCTGAACCGTCGCCGGCAGACGTCTCGCCTGCGCCGGTTCCATCACCACCCTCGTCACCCTCGGACGCACCCATGATCGGCCAGATCGGGGTGCCGTTGCGGCGGACCCCAACCGCTTGGAGCGGCAGGCCGGTGTGCGGGTGGACGAGGTACTCGTGGACAGGGAGGCTGTTCGGGTCGTTGGTCATGCGAGTGATCTCCCTTGCGGAGGTCGGACCCGACGCCTTGCGCGTCGGGAAGCTAATTGAGGTAGCCGAACTTCTTCAGGGCACGCAGCGCGGCTGCTTGGTCGTCGCCAGCGGTGCGATACACCTGCTCCGGTGTCGGCCTCGGGCCCTTGACCCCGCCTCGGCGGGTGGTGGCCTCACGGGTGAACCTGTGGCCCGCGTCGTCCATGTAGAGCGAGCGACGGGCGTTGATCACCCGGCTGACGTCGGCGCCGGCTGTGATGGCCTTCTGTTCGGCCTGGGTGATGCCGTTGACCCGGCCGCTGTCGAACAGTGCCTTCGGGTCGGTGCGGACATCCTCCGCGACGTCTTCCCGGGTGGGGATGTGCGTGCAGTCGCAAGCCGGATGCCTGTCAAAGCCCGCGTTCCACTTGAAGAACTTGCCCGCGAGGACCGCGCACCGGGCGCAGCACGGCGGGTTCACCATGCGCGTCCAGCCGACCTGCTGGCGTGTAGCAATCGACAGGCCGGCTGCGATGCGGGCGGCGTCGGCGATCTGCGTGACCGCCATCAGTTCCAGCGCATTCACGGTGGTGGCCTGCTCGAGCAGCGACAACAACGGTCGGCCATCGGAGGCGATCCCGGTGAGCGAGTTCGTGTTCACCGTGGCTTCGGGTGGAGCGTCGATGTTCTGCTCGGCGAGCATCGCATCCACACTCGCGGCGCCATTCTGCGCCGATAGTTGCTGCAGCACCGTGAGGGGCGGCAGCAATCCACCAGGATGACCGAGGCGCCATGACCTGCGGGCCGCGGCGATACCGACCGTCGCATAGCGCTGCTGCAGCAGGTAGGCCGCCTCAGACGACCGGAGCACCAGGCACCACCGGAGCCTGTTGCGGCGTGGGGTTGGCTACGGACTTGAGGGCGCCCATCAGGACCGGGTCCGTCCGTTCTTTCTCCAGCATCACCTCGAGCTCAGCGAGCTGGGCCTGGGTGTAGCCGTACCGGTACTTCGCGATCCACATGATCGGGAAGCCGGTCGCCTTGTCCTTCGATGCCGCATCGGCCATTTGCGCCTGGGAGCGGATCTCCGGGTCACGCCACCCCACCTGACCCGTACGGCACTGGTCCGCAAGAGCCTTGTTGTCCTGCACCAGTGCGATTCGCCGGAACACGCCACGGATCGCGGGGGTGAAGAACTCGTGCGACTCGCGGACCTTCATGGCCAGCGGGGTCTCAGTCGCCGTCAACGTCTCGCCGTTGACATTGCCCAGCTCCCCGACGATGTAGTGGATCGGGGTACGGGTCTGCGCCGCAAGGTGCTTCACCGCGACGTTGATGACCGCGGTGAAGACGTCGAGCTTCGCGGCGTCCCACTGCTTGATATCGCCGCCCTGGCCGGTGAGCCACAGCATGCGGCCCTTCTGCAATGCCTCGATGTCGACGGCCTTCTCGCCGATCTTCTCGCCGGCCTCGTTGAGGATCGGGATCTTGGGCGGCTGCAACCCCATCACCACACGGGCGGGCATGCTCGCGTAGTCAGCAGCTGCGAACAAATATTTCCACAGCATGTTGATGGCGTCCTGCATCGAGATCGTGCCCTCGATGTCACTGACCGGCTGGCCTCCGAGCTTCGGGCGGTTCGGGAACTCTTGGATCGGGAGGATCCCCAGCGGATTCCCGATCGGCCAGTTGTCGTCGCCGGTGACCTCGCGCGGCTTCCATCCGCCAGGCGAAAGGGTGCCCGCGCTGTCCGAGATGATCATCAGGCCGGACTTCGTCACGCCGTTCGTGATCTCCACCGTGTGACGGGGGCGCTGGAACTTCCAGACCTCATCGGCGGTGTACAGCGTCGCTAGTTCGAGTTCATCGTCTAGCCACGCCTTCACCGCGAAGCGGGACTGACGGGTGGATGGGTCGTAGTCGACGATCACCTGCGAGGGGTGCTCCCAGGTGACGACTGGGTTGCCTTCGGTGTCACCCCAGACGAGGACGCTCGAACGGCGAGCCACCCGGGATGTCAGGAAGCCTTGCGATGCCTGTGACGGCATCTCGTTCAGGTCCCATTGCCGCCAGAGTTCCTTCTCGACGTCCGACTCGATCTCGTCATCGGAGCCGACCCGGAACCCGTCCAGCGCGGTCCGTTCACCGGGAGCGGCAGCGACGACGCCGCACCAGTTGTCCGACCAGCCCTGGAAGCGGGTCGAGTGATCCTGTGACCACTCCTCCGACCCCAACCTCAGCGGGTGCTTGCCATCGGCATACGCCTCGAAGTGGTCGTTCTCGCGGCGCCGCTCGGCGAGCTTGCCGTACAGCTGGTCGGTGATCTTGAGGGCCTGTTCGGCGGTGAGCGTCACAACCCCTCCTCAGCGGAAGTAGACGTAGGACTCTTCGGACAACCACCCGTCGGCGGCGGTGACATCCCCGGCGGCCTCGTGGCAGATGATTGACGCCACACAGGAGTCGATCTTCTGCTGCTGGGACGCCTTCGCGAGGACGTACCGCTGATTCGGGCGAGGGGCTTTGCGGGCGTTGCGGACATGGATCTTGGTGATCGCGCATCCGTCGTGAGTGAAGTCCGAATCCGACTTCGCGACGTCGGTCAGTAGGCGTTCGCAGGCCGCGTGCATCTGCACCGGCCTGTAGGTCTCCCAGCGGATGACGCGCTTCTCGCCGTACTTCTCGGCCAGAGCGTCGGCTTCGGTCTCCCAGTAGGGAGGGTCGATGTAGGCGCGTACGACCTCGAAGTACTCGAAGATCTCGTCGATCGCAGCCCGGACCTCGAGCCTTGGCACCCGGCCACCGTAGGAGCCGGGGTTCCAGATCGTCGGCAGCTTGTCCGGGCCGAAGGTCGGGGTGAACTGGTAGCCGTCGCGCGTCTCCGCACGAAGAGCCGTCCAGTCGTCCGTGTCGGAGCCGTCGATCCCGACGACAATCTGTGTACCGCGGGGGACTGCGCGATTCTTCGCGCGGTCGTCCCACTTGCCACCATCCATCCAAGTGCCCATACCGGCGACGATGCGGTTGCCGTAGTAGCGCTCGGCCTGACCCGGATCGGTCTCGATCAACTCGGCAGCCTCGGCGAGCATCATGTCGACGCTCGCGTGCGGGGAGCCGGCGTAGTTGTAGGCGAAGATCCGGCGCCGGTCCGCCTTGACCGTGAACTTCAGGTTCTTCGGGGGTGGCTCGTAGTACTTGAAGACATCCTTTGCCTGACCCTCATGGGTGCGCTGGGCAACGGACTGCTCTGAGGGGTCCCACGGGTTCGTGGTCTCCATGCTTCGGCCGCCCATACCCGCTGCGCCGCGGCGCATGGTCTCGGCGACCTTCCGCATCTTGTTCGTCTCGGTATACAGCTGCGACTCGTCCTGCAGGCAGAAGATCGTCGGGTTGCCGAGTCGGGACATGGCCGACGAGGTGACGATCTCGACAATCCCGTCCTCGCCTACGCGGATGAAGCCCTCGCGGACCTTCATCTGACCCGACAGCCGTTGGTGCCTCGCCATCCCCTTCAGGTGGCGGTAAACGTTGTCGACCTGATCCTCAGACGTGGCCAGCAGTTGGATCAGCGGAGTCGGCCACGGCATGCCCATCGGCTCACCGATGCGGTACTTGTAGCGCCAGCCGCAGTGACAGCCGTGGTCATCGCAGTCGTAGACGTCACCATCCTTGGCCCAGCCGGCGAACAGGACCGGGCCGACCGCTTCGGCGCACACGATCGTCGCCGACCATGGCCCTTTGCCGGTCTTCTGCGGCCCGACGATCTGCGAGCGGCGGTAGTGGAACGCCGCACCTCGGGTCGGGTAACCGTTCTCGTCGTACGCAACGGCGTCCGGGCGGACCCGGTAGTGGTTGAGGGTGCACCACAGTTGCCAGTCGTACATCCGAAACGGACTGCCCTTGAGGAAGGAGTCAGCCACGATGCAGTGGCGCTTGATCCAGGCCGGGACGATGAAGAGGGTCGGGAAGTCGACGACGTAGCGGTCAGCCGCCAGTGCCATCAGGCACGACCGTGAAGCGGTCTCTCAGGTCATCGTCTTCGTCAGCGTCTTCCTTGTCGGCACGACGCTCGGCGAGCTTGTCTTCGGCGATCCGCCAGCCGTTCTCTTTCAGGCCGGCCGGGGTCATGCCGATCTGGTCAGCGAAGCGGATAGCCGCGGTGACGTTCGCCGCGGTCGACTCGTGATCCTCGGAGAGGACCGACCAGCGGACCCACTGAGCAACGCTGTAAATGCGCCACGGCTGAGCGGCCCAGGCGCAGGCCTGCGGAGTGCGCCAGGCGGTCGTCCACAGTTCGGTCTCGCGGTTCGTCCCGTCCGGCAGCGGGAAGTCGGGGATCTCGCCCCGGTAGCCCTCGGCCGGCAGAGCGGTGAAGACGAGGCCGCGGGTATCGGAGCGGCCAGAGTTCGGGTCGGGCTGGGGGCCGGAGCGGTTACGAGCTCCACCGCTAGGCACGGGCCATCCGCCTGGCGAACTCGACCCGCTTGGGGTGGATCGAGGCGAGGGCGGCGAGCACCGCATCGGTCTTGTCGAAGTGACTGATAGCGATGGCCGTCAGCACCTCGCGGTGAAGTGCACTCTCGGCCATCCGGCCCGCCTCGGGGTCGCCGCGCAGGGAGTCCACGTACTCGACGTACTGCTTCACAGCCTCGACCGTGAGCGTTGCCGCGTACGGGTAGTCGGGTTTCACCATTTCGATCTCCTCAACCGCCTTGCGCGGCATCGGGTGGTCGTCACCTTGCGTGACGAACCGGGGGTCTTGAACCATTCAGACCTGACGAAGCCC